GACCAGCAGGATTTCCTCAGGTTGTCGCGATGACCGCCGACACCGTCGAGACGTGGCTCAGAGTCGGCCTGTTGGCCGCCATCGTGTTCCTCATCTGGCTCGGCATCGCCTTCGTCGCGGTCGCCATCTGGTCGCTCTTCTTCCGCCGAGATAAGTCATGAGGCCCTGGTGACGGATATCCTCGCCCCACGCACCCGCGCCCTGCTCAAGCAGCCCGCCGTCCAGGCCGCCATCGACGTCCTCCTCGACGCGCCCGGCCACCCGCCCATCCCCGTCACCCTCCCCGACGGCACCACCGTCACCGTCACCCGCCACTAGCCATGGTCTCGGACGAAACCTACATCGACTGCCACCTCCGCGTGCTCGCCCTCCAGGCCCAGCTCCAGGTCAGAGATACCATCATCGCCGTCCTCACGGCCGACCTCGCCGAACTCACGAAAGCGGTCGCGAAAGACAAGGCGAAACAGCCGCAACCCGGCCCGGATGGCATGGTTGTTGATCTGCCGGTATCCGGCACGCCGAACAGCTACTGGCTGGCGGCCACGAACCGGTTCACCAAGATCACGCAACTGTTGAACGCGTTGCCCGCGAGCCGCGAGGTGCAACAGATTCGGACGCAGGTCCTCCACTTATCAGTGTTGATGGCGAGCATGACCAAGTCAATGTGCCCGTTGTCCCGGTATGCCAGCGCGTGTTGTGGGACCACCAGCGACCTGGCGGACCTGCGCGTCGGCGACAGTGACCCTGATCAGGGTTGACACCGTGACGCTAGTTTGGTAATATCAAGCAGCTTCAAGGAGGCGGTGGTGGCGCAGGTCAGTAAGGATTTGAGGGCATACGACGTGCCCAAGGCGGTCGAGGAGCTCGTGAGCGAGGAGCACCCGATGGCCAAGGCAGGGTTGACACGATGCCGGCTGCGGTCGCCAGACAACAAGTGGGTCTGCACGCGTCCGCCGCACGATGACGGGACGCCGCACGTCGGTCATGACGGCACAGGCGCAGCGGTCGGCTACTGGCCGGATGACCGGGTGCACGACGCCCGCGCCGTGCGCGAGCAGTATCCGCTGTGGCCTGACGAGAAGATGCAGTGCCGCGCCGAGATGCCGCATCGGGAGTTCGTGGCCTACTGCAACCGAGAGGCCGGCCACCTCGGCCCGCACGTCGCCTACTACTACATGGACGGCGGTCCGGCGTGGTCGGGCAGCAAGGACACGCCTGCATTCCAGTGGTCGGACGAGGACCACGAGGCCAGCGCATGAAGCGGAAACCGTGGGACGGGTACCAGGTGCCTAATGACGAGAAGGTGCGGGCGTTCCTCGCCGAGGAATACCCGCATGCCATCAAGGGTGCGCGCTGCCGCGTGCACTCGCCCGATGACGTGTGGGAGTGCACGCGTGCCCCGCATCATGACGGGACGCCGCACGTGGGCTACATCGACGCCACCCTGCCGGTCGGCTACTGGGAGGACACGCGCATCCCGGCCGGGCAGAACGACACGATCTGCGCCGATCACCCCTACAAGGCGAGCTACTGTGTGAAGCCGCTCCCTGATGCGACGGAAACGTGGGTCTGCACCAAGCAGGCGGGGCACGATGGCCCGCACGTGGCCCACACCAGCTCGAGGTATGCGCTGGCGATCTGGGATGACGCGGATCACGGCACCGAGGGGGACGTGGACGAGTGGAAGGCTCCAGAGCCCGAGGACGAAGACGACTCGGACTCGGATGACGACTCGGACTCGGATGACGACGACGACTCGGACGACGACGACGACGACGACGATGACGACGACGACTCGGAGGATGATGATGACGACGAGTAAGGCGGTGGCGGTGGTGGCAGGCGGCCGGCGAGCGCTGATCGAGCGCATCGGCCTGATGACGGCAGCGGTGCTCGGCACGGCGACGGTGGCGAACGCCACGGGCTACAAGCCGCCGACGTGCGACTGCAAGTGCCCGCCCGGTCCGAAGGGCGACCCCGGTCCGCAGGGTCCGGCCGGCCCGAAGGGCGAGAAGGGTGACCCTGGCGCTCCCGCCGACTGCGGCCCGCGCACCCTCCAGACGTTCGACCTCGGTCTCGAGGGCTTCAACTTCGCCGTCCGCGCCGTGGTCAAGGACGGCCCCAAGACCTACGTGCTCATCTACGAGCCGCGCATTCAGGCGGCAGCGCTGGTGGACACGGCGACCGGGCTGGCGCAGGTGGCCCGTGGATTCGACGCCGGCATCGGCGAGAGTCCCAAGCACCCCGGCCAGCGCATCACGTTCGACGGCGTCGACGTGCTGACGCCCCGCACGTTCCTGTGGTGGCATCAGGGCGCGGGCTGGGCACACACGTGGGACGAGACGCGTCCCTGGGAACCGCTCGGCGGCCTCTTCCGCTGGCGCTAACGGACCATGACACCCATCGACTACGTGCAGGGCGTGCTGTTCCTGGCCGGGCTGGCCGCCATCATGGCCATGGGGCCGAAGCACAACCGGTTCGCCTACATGGTCTGCCTGCAGTGGGGCCTGATGCTCATCGCCAACAGCCCCACGGCAGCGGTCCTGGCCGTCGTCGGGGCGCTGCTCTCGCTGGCGTTTGCCTACCGCTTCGAGCAGGAACGTCGGATGACGGACGTCGTGGACCGCATGACGGCGATGGAGGCGCAGCGCCAGCGCCTGAACGATGAGCTCTGGAAGCAGTGGGGCCTGAACCTGGCCTCTGAGGTGTTCGTGCAGGCCGGCTTGCGTATCGAGCCGCCGGAGAACGAAGATAAAGCCGTCTCCCGCATCTTGGCGGCGCAGCGGGACATGGTGGGCCTGTCGCTCGACGCCCACGAGTATCGGACCCACCTCAGGAGCATCGCGATGCTCCTGGGCCTGGACCAGCCACCACAGAGCACTATCGACGCCATCAGGGCGGTCGTGAAAGCATCCCATGCCTACCGGAGCAGCGTTCCCAAGAGCGGAGTCAGAGCGCCAGAAACTGCGGGACCTGCTGAACCACCCGCTGCCGGCGATCACGCCTGAGTACGTCGACACGCCCTGCAAGGGCTGCGGGCTGATTCTGGCAGTCGGGCCAAAGGTGCACGCGGCATGCGGCGACGACGTGGTCTGCCCCTGGTGCGTGGCGCAGGCCGCCTTCGTCAATGGCGGCATGCCGAACCTCAAGAGCCTGGGTGGGACGTCAGAACTCGAGGACGCGTCCCGCCAGCGGGACAAATGAGCGCCCGTAACTCAGTGGATAGAGTGCTCGTGTCCTAAACGAGAAGCCGCAGGTTCGATTCCTGCCGGGCGCACCATGATCACTACGCACTACCGCATCGTCAAGGACGAGACGAAGGGCTGGCACAGCCGCTACGTCATCGAGAACTGGTTCGAGTACGACCTCGACACGGCGCTGTCGTCGCCCACGCGCCACGGGTCGTGGGACGCCATCAACTGGTGCGCGACTTACTGGGGTGCCAGGTACTGGGTTTGGCGCAAGCTGCGCCGGGCCACCCGGAAGCGCGTGGTGCTCTGGACGACCCTCCAGCGTGAACAATAGAAGTTGACACCTGCCCGGCACGATGATATGATCATTTTGTGCTGGCGGATGGGCCAGCCTGACGCGGGAGGCGGCGATGGCGATGGCGAAGACGGTCAACTACGAGTGGGACGTGGAGACGGTGGCGGTGGTGGAGACGGAGGCGCACGACGTGGGCGATGTGCTCGACCACGACTTCGCCGGTGACTTCGCCGAAGCGCTGACGCTGGCGCGTCGCGACCCTGGCCCCGGCCTCGCCTATCAGGTGGCGCTGGTGCGCGACGACGGCACCCGGAGCTGGGCGTATGTGCAGTACACGCGCCCCGACAGCCCCAAGCGTCCCCAGCTGCCCGCCGACTTCATCGACACCTACGGCAACCCCTGGGCCGCCGTGCCGCAGCGGTTCCATGACGAGGTGCGCCATCTGCCAGCGGGCGCGATCGTGCACGTAGCGGGCATGTCTGGCCGTCAGCGCCGTTCGTTGACACGATGGCGAGGCGGTTGCGCTGGCCGATGAGCGGAAGGGCGGGAAATCGTGACCGCGCGCGACGTCTGCGTGGCGCTCCTGTTCGGCTTCGTGGTCCGTCCGTTCATTGTCCGGATGCTTCGTCGGTTCGACGAGTTGAAGAAAGGTGGGAAGTGACATGGCGACCAACGGGTACGCTGTGGGCGATGTCGTGCAGATCGACCCGGCTCACGGGGAGGCGTTCGGTACGTGCTTCCTCGTCGTGACGGAGTTGAAGTCGTGGGGCGTGATGGGCTACATCCGCGTGCCCGGCGAAAGTGGCGGCGATGCGTTCCTGCGCGTGCCGTTCGACAAGGTGACGCGGATCGGATGCGCTGAGTGGGTGCGGGCATCGTCTTTCGAGAAGGGGGATCGCTGATGGCGACCAAGGCTGATGACGTCCTAGACACCATGACCCCGACACGGGAGCAGTTGATCAAGCTACTGGAAGAGGTGAAGCGTTGCATCTACCACCCGCAACCAGCGGAAGAGGACAACGCGCGCAAGAAGCTCGACCATGTAATCGCCGCCCTCACCCCACCGGCCCCCGCGCCGATGCCGACGAAGGGAGACAAGTAGATGGCAAGCATGGCGGAAATGCGGCTGTCGTTCGGCCAGCGGTACCCCTACGACCAAGGCGAGACAGGGCCAGCGCCGTCGTCTGGTGATTGGGCCGTGAAGGCGGCGCGCGGCGTGCTGGCGGACCTCTCCGATCGGCGCGGCATCAAGTGGGAACTGGGAAAGGTCGAGCACGACATCCGCAAGGAGATCGTGCAGTCGCTGGCCGACATCATCCGGCTCGCGCAGGCGACGAAGGGAGACGAGTAGCCATGCGTGTGCTGGTGGGCTGTGAGTTCTCCGGCGTCGTCCGTGAGGCGATGCGGGCTCGCGGCCATGATGCCGTGTCGTGCGACCTGCTGCCGGCTGAGGATGGCTCCCCGCATCACGTCCAAGGCGACGTGTTGGCGCTACTCGGTGATGGGTGGGACCTGGCGGTCTTTCATCCGCCCTGCACGCGGCTGACCGTGGCCGGCGCGCGTTGGTTCAAGGGCCGCGAGGCTGAGCAGGCCGAGGCGATTTCGTTTGCTGAACGGCTGTGGGACGCACCAATTCCGCGCGTGGCGTTGGAGAACCCGATCGGCGTGCTGTCCACGCGCTCGCGGCTCGGGAAGCCCACGCAGATCATCCAGCCGTGGCAGTTCGGGCACGGGGAGGTGAAGGCGACCTGCCTCTGGCTCAAGGGCCTGCCGCCGCTGGTGCCAACGGATATTGTGAGCGGACGGGCGGCGCGCGTGCATCGTCTACCGCCGTCGCCTGATCGTTGGAAGCTGCGGAGCCGGACGTATTTGGGAATTGCCGAGGCGATGGCTGACCAGTGGTCCGCGTCCCCGGCACAGGAGGGGCAGTAGCGATGCGGGCTCTGGCGAAGCGAACCAAGCAGTCGGTGCGCGTGGGCGACTGGATCAAGACGGAGCGAGGTCGCATCTTCGAGGTGGCGCGCATCGTTGACGAAGACGAGCGTTACATGGGGCCGAGCGACTACGGGCCGAAGTACATGGACGATCTCGTCGGCAGCGCGCTCGCGTGCGCCGTGGTCGAGATTCGCCGCGCCAGTTCTGGGCGTCGGCCGACGAAGGGAGACGAGTAGCCATGCGAAAGCCACCGATGCCCGATTGCTACGACTACGTGCGGCGCTACTACGGCGTGCCCGCCTACAGGCCCCTCGTTCTACCAGCGGAAGACGTTCGCCGGGCGAGGCTACACCGAAATCTTCCTCGTCTGCCCTGGGTGCGGTGAGTTAGATCAGCTCGGCCGGATGTCCTATGGCGACATCCTGCCGGAACAGGAATACCGATGAAGAAGACGCTCACGGGCTACGAGCCCACCGACGCCGACACCGTCATCGTCTGCCGCCGCTGGGCAGACGACGGGTTCTTCGCGGACGATCTACGCGCGCCCTGCGACTTCTGTGGTGAGGACGTGCGGTTCCGCCCGACGGCTCCACAGGGCTTCCACATGTGCGCCAATTGCTTCGTGGAAGAGGCGAAGCAGAGCACGGAGCCCATCGAGGTGGGCGTGACGCCCACGACGCTCAGGGAGCTCGCGCTGTATAAGGCGAAGACCGGGCCGGCGCACTGATGTACATCCGCGTGCGCTATCGGCAACAAGGCGGGCACTATCACGCTCGCGTCTTCATCGGTCCCGCCCCGAACTACACCATGGCGCAGACCGGGACACTCGTTTGCCGCGAGCAGGAGTGGCCAGACTTCCGCGACCGCCTGAGCCGGATGGCGAACGAGATTCGCTACGACCGACTGGATGGCGAAGACGAGCACGAGCCATGACGACGCCGTTTCAGATGCGTCTGAGCGCAGACCTTCTAGATGCGCTGCGGGTGCTCAAGACGGTCACAGGCGCACCGGTATCGGCGCAGATAGACCTCGCGCTGAGACGATGGCTTGACGACCGTCGCGAGTCTGATAGGGCGTACTACGGCATCAATCGTCCGAAGTTGGGGAAGCAACAATGAAGCCGACACCACCACCGCTGCAGATGGGCGACTGGGTGCTCCTGGATGAACCCTGGAGCCACAGCGGGCCTCGCCTCGTGGTGGTCACGCCGAAGGTTATGGGCCGGGCGCGCGGCGACTGGAAAGAGCGTATCCTCGAGGTGCGCGGTGAGCGCGACGGCCAGCCGTTCGTATGGCGCTAGCGATGGTGACCGGCGCAGAGCGCCATGACGCCATGTACGTCAACACGGTGAACCAGCTCCGTTTCGCTGGTGGACGCCTGACTCGGCGACGAGTAGGTCCGTTCGACAGCCGCACGCGGAACTCCCAGCGCGACCGCATCGTGCACGACCTGCCACTATCCAGACCGCCACGGCGAGTGACCCCATGAGAGTGCAGATGCGCATCAAGGAAGGCGTGGCACGTGGCCTGTGCGGGTCATGCACCTACGGGTGGGTTCGACAGGACCAGCGCGGCGAGGTGGTGGTCAAGTGCACCTACGCCTCGCAGACGGTCGAGACGGTGGTGCGGCCCATCGTGGAGTGCAACGTCTACTCGCAGACCGGCCGCATGACGGACTACGAGGCCGACAAGCTGGGCTGGGTGCTCGAGATGCGCCCCGGCAAGAAGGTGGGGTTCGCTCCGCCGAAGAAGGACTGACCATGGCCTACTGCCGCTTCTCCACCGACGGCTTCGAGAGCGACGTGTATGTCTGGCGTCAAGCAAGCGGTGGCTTCGTGATTCAAGTGGCCGCCGAGCGCCGCCGCTGGCTTATCGAGCGTCCGAAGGTTGACGCCACGGACCCGAGGTTCTGGGAGCACACGGTGGCAACGCTACGCACGACGCTCCATGAGGACTACACCATGGAGCCGATTGGTGGTCCGTATGACGGCGACCTGCTCTACGCGCTGAACGAGTTGCACTGTCTCGAGGTCCTCGCGGACATCGCGGAGCGCGGCTACCGTGTCCCGGACAGCGCCATCACCCGCCTACGCCATGAATTCGGCCAGCAGCTCGCACGCGATAGGAGTTGACATCACGGGCCGATGGTAGTATCATTTGTTCATGAGCGACCGGTCCAAGACCATCATCATGGCGGTGTGCCTCGTGGTGTTCGGCACCATCTTGGCGCTGGAGCTGCGGGACGAGTGGCGTTGCAAGGACCTGGGCGGGCAGGTCATTCACGACCGCTTCTCGGGACCGATGTGCGTGGACCCGGCGTCGATTCGCCGGATGGAGGTGGCGCGATGAAGATGCGCGCGCTGGTGGCGTCGTTGGTGTCGGTAGGACTGGCGGTCGCCGCCGGCTATATCGCCGGGAAGGCGTTGCCGCCGCCGGCCGCGATGCACGCACCAGACGAGATGCCGCGTTTCCATGTGTGGCGCAGTGAAATCAGCGGAGGCGTGAACTTCCGGCTGGTCTTCGACACGCTGGACCGCAAGTGCCACGTCATCACCGAGACGATGTCTCCCCTGAGCCATACCACGAGCGGCGCGAGCTTTGGACCCGTGCCATGCCAGTGAAGGAACAGCCATGAGCCTGGACAAAGCCATCGCCGCCGGCAAGGAACATCGGAAGTGGCACCGGCGTGGAGCCCGCTTCGACCGGACCTGCCGAACGGGCGGCTCGTGCAAGGTGTGCTCTGGGAACCGCCAGATTCAGAAGACGCGGGCGCGTGAGCGTGGCCGGGACGGTCTGAAGGACCGCGAGTGAGCTGGGTTTCTTGCCCGTTCTGCGGTCGCGATGTCATCGGCAGCAGTTTCTGCGGCTATTGCAAGCATTCCGTGCCGCCACCAGACCCCGGCACGCACTACATCGTGGGCGTGTGGACCATGGCGACGATGAAGTGACGACGGCCTGCGGGCTGACGTTGTCCACATGGGGTAGCCCGGTCGCCAACGGCATCTATACCTACGAGAAGGAGAAGGTCACATGCCCGACCTGCCTCGCGAGCTATACGACCACGAAGTAGCGTCGCTCGACCCTGGCATCAAGGCCATGGTGCTCTACCTCCGCGAGCGCGGGTTCGTCACGACGGACAGCGGCGATGGCGTCAGCAAGCCCGACGGCCTGCCGTTCCGGCACATCGCGTGCGTGACGACCAAGGCGTCGTTCTTCAGGGAGTCGGAGCGGTTGGCCAGCACGCTTCCTGGGTGGACCATCAACGCGTCCTACAACCCAGCCGACGGCTATTGCGTGCTGTTCGCTTTCGAGGAGCGGGACCATGGCGGCGCGTGAGGAGTTGCGGCAGGCAGTGCGGCAGTTGTTCGGCCTGATGGCGATCTTGGCCGGTGCGTTTGCCTGCGTCTTGGGCATCGTGTGGTTCTTCAGCCTGAACCAGCCGGCCGACGCCGCCGGTCCACAGAGGAAGACCATCAGCTACCAGTCGGACGCCTACGGCAACTGCTACGCCATCGTGAGCGGCGGCGGCCAGTGGGTGGTCGCCGTGCCACACTGCCCGTAGGAGACGCCATGGACGACGCTCGTGTTCGTGAGTTCTGTGCCCGGCTTTACGCGGAGCTGAAGGCCGGGTACTGGGGCAGCATCGACCCGTATCTGTTCGAGATGATTGCCAATGGCGAGACGGAGCTGACCGAGGATGCAGCCGCCAGCATGGCGTCGCTCAAGGACGCCGTCGCCAAGGCGCTGGACGCATGACGGTCCTCGTCTGCGGTGGCCGCGACTTCAACGACGCCACGCTGCTCGACACGGTGCTCTCACAGGCACACCCCGGCCACGTCATCCACGGCGGAGCTCGAGGTGCCGACCGCATGGCCGGGGCGTGGGCGACCGCCCGAGGCATCGCGGTGACGGTCTACCCGGCGGACTGGAAGGGCCACGGCAAGTCCGCTGGCCCACGCCGGAACCAGCACATGCTGGACTCCGAGCCCGGCATCACGCAGGTCATCGCCTTCCCCGGAGGCCGGGGGACCGCCGACATGGTCGAGCGGGCGAAGCGGAAGGGCATTCCGGTCCTGGAAATCGTCTACCGGCCCTTGGCCTGAACGCCTACCATAGCGGGTAGTCGGTGAAGGCGCTTGCCCAATCGGTGGGGGACGCATAGACTACGCCCTCGTGGTCAAACTCCCTTGCCCTGAGACCTGCCCGCGCTGCCAGAAGCAGACGCAGGCCGTGCAAGACACCCGCCTGGCCATGGGCTTCCGCTACCGTCGCCGACGGTGCACGGAATGCGGCCATCGCTGGAACACCTACGAAACCCGCCTGAACCCCCGGAACCTCCGTGCGGCCAGTGCGGCACGTCCCGCCGTTCCGCCGAAGACTCGCTAGCCTAGCCTCATGGCGGATACGCCTCAGCCTCAGCCTCCGTCCGTCAATGCGCTCGAGTACCGCATGCTGTCGATGCTCGTCTCCCGCATGCAGCTCGCGGGCACGATGGGCCTCACGTTCGACGGGAAGCGCGACCTGTACGCGGCGCTGGGCTACGCCAAGCAGCTCACGGTCATGGACTTCCGGATCAAGTATGCCCGGAACGCCATTGCCGCCCGTGTGCTCGAAGCCATGGCCCGTGCCACATGGCGAGGCGGCGCTGAGATTATCGAGGACGAAGACCCGGAGACGCTGACGCCGCTCGAGAAGGCCGTCGGCTTGCTGGCCAAGCGCACCGGCATGTGGTCGGTGCTGCTGCGTACGGACATCCTGGCCGGCCTCGGCCACTACGCCGGCCTGCTCATTGGCGCACCGGGCGAGCTCCAGAGCGAGCTCGTGAAGATGAGCAAGCAGGAGGACGTGCTCTACCTGCAGCCCTACGCCGAGGACGAGCTCGAAATCCTGGACTTCGACGCCGACCCGCTGAGCGTGCGCTTCGGCATGCCGAAGATGTACACGCTGAAGCGGAGCCCGTCCCTGTTGCTCGGGGCCGCCGCCATCACGTCGCGCGCCCAGCCGCTGCCGGCCCGCACGGTGCATTGGAGCCGGATCATCCACTTCGCCGACGGTGTGCTGGATGACCGGGTCTTCGGATCGCCCCGGCTCGAGCGCGTCTACAACCTCCTCGACGATCTCGAGAAGGTGACAGGTGGAGGCGCGGAGGCGTTCTGGCTGCAGGTCCGGCAGGGCATGCAGTTCAATCTGGACAAAGACGCCATCGTCTCGCCTGAAGACGTGACGGACATGCAGAACCAGATCGACGAGTACATGCACAACATGCGGCGCGCGTTCCGCACGAAGGGCGTGAACGTCGAGATGCTGGGCAGCCAGACCTCGGACTTCGGGCCGGCGGCGACGGCCATCATCGAGCAGATTGCGGCCGGCTCCGGCATCCCGCAGCGCATCCTGACCGGGTCGGAGCAGGGCGAACTGGCCAGCTCGCAGGACCGGTCCAACTGGGGCGACCGCATCGCCGACCGCCGGCAGGAAGTGGCCGAGCGCCTCGTGCGCCCGCTCATCGACCGCCTCATCGAATACGGCGCACTCCCGCCCATGTCTGAAGAGGACTACGACATTCTCTGGCCGAAGCAGGAGGAGCTCACGGAGTCGGAGAAGTCCGCCGTGCTCTCGGCCTACGCCTCGGCCAACGCCGCCATGATGACGGCCACGGGCGAGGTCCTGATGACCGCCGCCGAGATGCGGGACAAGTTCCTACACCTGGATCCGCTGGACGAGGACGAGAAGCCGGTCGCGCCGGGCATCCAGATGCAGCAGGCCCAGCTCGACGCCTCGAAGGAATCCGAGGCCATGGCCCGTGACGATGCCAAGGCCGAGGCCGACAAAGCCGCTGAGGATGAGGGTCCGGACAAGGCAGCCCTGAACCGGGCGGCCTCGAAGCTGGTGCGCCGTGTGGACGCGCAATCTATCGACGTGGCGGTGGACGCCATGAAGCGGTCGCTACCCACGCTGGACGCCGAGCAGCTGCGCCGGGCGCTCACGGCCAAGGACCACTCGACGGCGACGGCCCTGTTGGTGGACGCCATGAAGGCCCCGAGGACGCGCTGATGGAATACCTGACGCAGTACACGCACATCGACGGCACCCGCTGGGTCGGGCCGACCATCTTCGCCGACTCCGTGGAGGAGGCCATGGCCCACGCCATGGAGTACCCGTGGCAGCCGCTGGAGGTCATCGGCGAGCTGGTGGGCTCCGAAGAAGAAGGCGAGATCGTGCGCCGCATCGTCAAGCAGGTCACGCCGACGCAGCACTGAGCGATGGAGGAGGTGCTGGCGGCCATCGCGCTGGAGGCCGGGCAGCAGGCGCTCCGGTCGGCTCGAGCGCGGAATCTACGCACGATTGCGGCGTCTCGAGAGACGCGCCTCCTCCGATCTGTCCTCCGGTACCTGCGACGCGCCCGTGTCGCCGCCCGAGGCCCCGCCACGAACTTCGCCATCAGCTTCGGGAACCGGAACGGCATCGTCCGCATCGCCGAGCAGGCGATGATGCACACGGCCCCACGACTAGTGGACGTGGTGAAGGACGACCTCGAGTTCTGCTACCTCGCGGCTCGGCAGATGGCCGGCTCGAGACTCCAGCGGGACGAGGGCATTCGCGTGCTGTCCCCGTGGGACGACTCGGCCATCTGGGCCGACGTCAACGCCGCCCTCCTGGTCCAGAACCTGACCGCCGAAACACGCCGAGCCATCCAGCAGCTAGTCTCGCGGGCCTTCCGCGACGGCATCGCCCCTGAGGCGCTCGCCCAGCTCCTGAAGAACATGACCGGGCTCGGCCTGACCACGACGCAGATCAGCACCATGGTCGCCACGTTCGAGGCCATGACGGCGGCGCTGCCAGGCAAGGTGGTCTGGGTGGGGAAGGACCGGCTGGTCACGCCGAGCGGCGGCTGGCCGACGCAGACCATCACGGAGCGACTCGAGCAGCTGTCGGAGACGATGCTGCTGCAGCGTGCCCGGATGATTGCCCGGACGGAGCTGATTGCGGCATCGGCGGCCGGTCAGCAGGCGATGTGGCGCAGGGCGGTTACCATGGGCTGGTTGCGCGGCGACGAGCGGCGGCGCTGGTCGGCGGCGCATGACGAGCGGCTGTGCCCGGAATGCGGGGCGCTGCACGGGCAGGAGGTCGGGCTCGAGGAGCCCTTCATCGGACCAGAGGGCGAGGTGTTCCAGCCTCCCGCGCACCCGAACTGCCGGTGCAGCGTGGTGCTGGCCATCTGATCCCGCTGGCGGGACAGGTCAGCATGGACTTCTACGCGCTCTACGACCCGACGCAACCCCGTGAGCCAGCCGGCGGCCCCGACGGGGGGCAGTGGTCCAGCGATGGCGGTGGGTCCTGGACACCAGAAGACTCCGTGAAATTGCAGGACTACACGCGGACTGGCGGCACCTACCGTGAGGTAAACGAGGGGCTCCGGGCTGGCAAAGACATGTCGGGCCACCCGACGGTCGCGGCGCTGGAGAAGGCGTTCAAGGAACGTGGAGACGCTGCGCCCAAGCAGGTTTACCGAGGCATGGCCGGATGGGAGCTCGAGGAGCTGGGCCTCGAGGTCGGGAAGACCTTCACCGACCATGGCTACGTGTCGACGGCTACCGACCAGCAGACGGCGAAGAAGTTCGCGATGGCTGGCGAGACCAAGATGGAAGGCGAAGCCGTGGGGATCGTGTTCAAGATCAACACGGGCGGCTTGCGCTCGCTCGATATGAACCCGTTCTCACGCTACGGCGAGAACGAGCGCCTGCTGCCGAAGGGCCTGACCTTCAAGGTCACGAGCGTTAAACCCGGCGAGCCTGGCCGACGCCTGGCCGTCGTCACGATGAGCATCCACGATGGACAGTGAACGCGCAGACCGTTTCGGCGCTGACTGGGTTGGTGTGCTTCAACGGCCGACCACGTTCTATGCCCTGTACGACCCACAGCAGCCTCGGTCGCCGGCCGGCACCCCGAACGGCGGCCAGTGGACGAGTGACAGCGTGTCGCCGCTGGACGAGGTGGGGGCACGTGAGAGCGACAACGCCCTCATCGACATGCTCAACGGCATGGCGCGTGGTCGCACCGAGCCACGTCGTGGCATGTATAGCGATGACGAGATGATGGCCATGGCGCTCAAGCAGCGCGTGATGCAGGAGGTCGGGAAGCGCCTGGAGTCTGAGGCCAGCCACGAGGACCTCGCCGCTTTCGCCGACCGCTACGGCGGTAGTTCCATGGAGCAGCTGCATGGGGCAAAGACCCCGGCCGAGAAGGTGGTGGCACGGCTAACGTCGCGGTGGGCTACGTCGTCCGGTGACAGCAACCGGCAGGCCATCGAGATGCAGCAGGCCGTGGCCGACGAGTTCGGCATCGAGTGGTCGAAGCCGAAGGAGTGGAGCGACATCCAGAGCCGTGAAGTGGGCAAGATGACGGACGGCGACATCCGTGTGATGCGGGCGACGGCTCGGGCGATGTACGCCGAGACGCAGGCCCAGCTGAAGGCGGCCGGCGTCACGCATCTCACGGTCTACCGTGGGATGGGCGTACCAGAAAGTGCCGGCATCAACGATGGGGAGACCACCATCGGCATGCGCCCCCTCAGCAGCTTCACGACGGATTACCAGACCGCGCACTCGTTCGGGCGCAATTTTCAGGCGTCGAACATCAAGCAAGCTATCTTTGCGGCGCGCGTTCCGGCCTCGCGCGTGTTCTCGATTCCAGGCACGGGCTTCGGCTGCCTGGATGAAGCGGAACTGGTGCTGTTCGGCGGCAGTATGCAGACGCACGTGTTGACTGGCCAGCTGCCGACGTCAGCTGACGCGTATCGTGCGAAGGC